TGATTTAAAAACATCTCCATATGCTAATTTTTCTGCGTTTAAATAATTCATAGCATCACCTGCTCTTAACGTTGCTAAAAAAACTTGAGGAGTGTTTGCAGTTTGCGTAACTGTTTGTCTAACTAATTCAACGTCTTTATCTGAAACTGGAACTAATTTTGTATTTGAAATTTTATCTAATACAACATCTGTATTTAACTTTTGAAACTTACCAATAAACGCAGCATCATTTTGTATTTTTTCAAAAAATTCATTTCCTTGTTTTAATTCCATTGGTAATAAATCGTTAATTGCTTGTAGCGTTTTAGGAATTTTTTCTCTAATGACACCAACTGGTAATTCAAAATTACCTTGTTTAATTCTATCTGCTACTAATCTTTTCATTCCACCAAATAAAGGAACGGTCGTTGTTGCAGAAGCTATACCTTCTAATTTTTTATCTAAAGATTTAGTAAGAGATATTTCATAAGCACCTGGCTCATCTCTCTTTAATTCAAACTCTAAAAGCTTTAATCTATTAGCAATATCAGTTGATCTTCCTTTTGCTTCTACATTAGCTTGTGCAAGTTCTTCACCTTTAACTGTTTGAACACCTTTTTTTAATGATGCACCAATTATACCAAAAGGAGATTGAGCTTCTGTAATAGGTTTAATTCTTGATGATCTATCAACCGCATCTAACCCTGCGTAGAATAAAGCTCTCTTTCCCGGGTCACTCATTACTGTTTCTATATTAGTTTCTAATTTATTAGCCAAATTAGAAAATGCTTTTCCTGCACTTTTAATTAATCCTATATTTTTACTTCCAGTTTCTTTTTTAAATACTTCTTGATCTTCTTTAGAAAGTGATCTAAATCTTTCTTTAGCACTAGGTTCTTCTTTTTTTTCTAATCCAATATTTTCTAAAACTTTAGATTGAGTTGTAGAATCAAGTTTGCTGAATTGTTCAGCTAAAGCTTTACCCGTCATATCGACTTCTACTTTAGTTTCATTAGTATCAACTACAGCGTTTCTTAAATTTTCACTTGACATTAATTAAGCTCCTTAAATTCTACATCAATCTTATTATAGTCTACCGCAAGATAGCCAGTATTAGTTTCAATAGAAGCATAAGGAACTTCGTGAGCCATAACACCTTGATATCTATTAGGGTAACCTTTATATTTAAAGTTATAGATATTAATACCACTAGGTGATTTACCAATTAAATGGATATCTTCTTTTAATCTTACATCAGAAAAGAATGGAGCTAAAGCACCAGCGGCACCCGCAACTTGACCAAATACACTAGGACCCGATACTGGTGTTCCAACGAAACCTGATCTTTCTTCTCCGTAAGTTCTAATAGGAGCCCCTGATAATGCACCCACAATTTGTCTAACTTGTTCTGTTGGATATTCTCTTTGTTCAATGAAATCTCTGTAAGCTTCAGCAAGTCCCGCTTGTTCTACTCCTCTTTCAATAGCACCAAATTGAGATAGTCCTGCCGCTGCTTGAGTTAATCCTCCAAGTTGAGCTTGCGCTGCTCCTAATTGTGCTGCTCTATCCGCAGCAAATCGTTGTGCACCTGATTCAAAACCAGCTTGTCTTAATCTTGAAGAAACATCACCCACTTGTTCTAAAAATTTTTCTTGACCTAAAGCTCTTTCTACTCCAAATCTTGCTCCACCAAAAGCACCTGCACTTAAAGCTTGTGCTCCTAAAGTTCTTTGACCCATTTGATATTGTTCTCCTAAATCAGCAAGTGTACCTTTGATCACTTGTTCTTGATAAGGATTCATATATTGAGCAGCTACATTTGCATCAAACGTTTGTGCTCCTATTTGTGCTAGTTGTCCCGCTTGTGGTAAAATTTGTTGTGATACAACATTTCCCGCTTGTATTTCTTCTGGCGTTAATTGAGCGATACGTTGACCTCGAAAAGCTTGATAATTACGTTGTCCAACTTGTTCTGCTCGTCTTAAAGTTCTTTCTTGAATTTCTTTAAAGTATGCTGGAATATCATAAGTCGTAGTGCTTTGTTGTGGTGCTTGAACGACAGTTGTTGATGGTTTAAAAAAACTACCCATTGATTATATATGTTCCTCCTATTACGTCAAAACCTAATTTAGTAAAAGCGTTGTGTTTTCTTGCAACGTCTTTACCTTGAAGTATTTCGCATATAGCTGTAACTTTTTTCGCTAATGCGTGCTCTTTAAAAACTAACATCATAGCTCTAAAGATATGAAAATTACGATACTGAGGATTTACGTGTAACCATAAAGTTCGTAAAAACTTTTTGTCACTATACCAAGTTTCGTCTATTGTAGCCGCTAAAGTGCCTACAATAACATTTTCATATTCTACTACTATAACAAAACTATTGCGAATGTAAAATATAATATTATCAAGAGCTTTTTTATTATTGGTGTTTCCAAAGTTAAATGGAGCCTCTACAAGCCACGTTTTAAGTAGTTCTCTAATTCTTACAGCATCGTCAATACGAGCTTGTCTTATAGTATATTTATCTTTTTCCATCTGGTCTTATGTTAATTCTTAATGTACCAAATCTCCAATTACTACCTAATTCGTTACTTTCTATTCTAACAGAAGATTGTCTACCTCTAATCCTAGAATTATAAAAAGGTGTCGTATTAGAGACAGTAATAACTTCTCCAGATACTCTATTGCTATTAGGATAATCTCTAGTTTTTAAAGTGATTGTCGCATTCCCTGTTTGATTTTTAAAATCTGGAATAACTTTATTAATAAAACTAAAGTTTTCTCCATCAGCGATATCGCCATCACCTGATTCTATAAAAGCAGTCATCGCTGATCCATCAGCATCAACACCATCTTCGTGTCTATAAATTAAAGAACGACCTGCTGTTAAACCGTATATTGTGCTAATTGTATTAGCAGTAGAGTTAGCAATATACTGAGAAGCAATTGGATTAAATTCTACTCCATTATCTAAATAAGTGCTTCTATCTAAATTACCAAAATACCAACTATTCTCTGTTGTATTATAAATAACATAACGATCAATTTGACTTGAGTCACGTGAGCAGTAGTACCATATTATTTCAGAGAAGTTATGAGTTTGACCTGCATAGACTTGAGCATACTGAGTTTGCTCTATATCATCAAATACATAATTAAGTATAGGACAAGGTATTTCTTGAACTGATCCTGCGTAGCGAAAGAATGTACCATCAGACATCCAGTAGGCTATATCATCTGTAACATACACAGCATTCATACCTACTGCTCCACAGTCACTTCCGAGCTGACGAAATCCAAATATAAAAGGAGGTCCTACAAAAGACATTGAGTGTAGAGTTGTATCAGTCCATACTAAAATAGTTCCTTTAGCCGTTTTAGCTGCTCTAATTTCAGAGCCTCCTGCGATACGTTGTGATCCCGCTGAGTTCGTTACATTAGGTGTCCATGAATTAAGATTTTCTTGATCTGACCAACGTATAAATAATTTATCTTGAGTTGCCGTGTTTCCGATTTCAACTTCTGTTCCCATACAAACTAAGTGTCTTGTATCATTAGACACGACTGATAACGTAGAAGTGGTAGGACAATTGGCTATAATCGTAGCTCTATCATAAAATGTTCCTGAAGTATCATATATATAACTTGCGCCATCTTTTTGAGTTAATATTAAATCTTCTCCGTAATTATTTAAAGACCACTGTCTCATATTTAATGTAACTTGTGGAGTTGTACGAGGAGTATTCCAAGTTCCTAAATTATAAGCTCCGGCACTCCAACCATATCCAAAATTTTGAAGACTTGGACCTATATTAATTTGATATTCAATATCCGCATTTGCTGTCGTAATTACATTAGCATTGGCAGTTCCTGAAGAAAGAATAGTATAAGCATTTGCATTTACAACAGATTGTATTTCAAATTCACCTTCTAATTCTGTAGATAAAATACCTCCTACATTAGCAGAAACATTTGAGAGGGTAATAAAAGAACCATTATTAGCTCCATGATCAATTTCATTAACTGTTACAATAGAGCTACCATTCTCAGTGCTAAATACATTAGATACTACATTAGAACTACGAATAGGAGTAATATCAACACCTTCTCCACCTTGATAAACATATACTTTACGATCTGTTCCTAACGCTTGATAACGTGATCCATTTAATGAAAACCATGATGCTAAAGCTCTACCTACTCCTACAAAATAAATTTGACTAAACTTAGTCCATCCACCTATTTTTTCAGGAAGCCCTTTACGAAATCTTACTTTATCGCAATTCGTCCATCTTCCTTCTGCACCTGTCTCTGTATTTTCGGTGTCAATTCCAGCTTGAAATGTAATTTGTGTTAATGGCATAATATAAGTATTCTACCACCTTTCCCTAAAAATGCTAGAGGTTTAGCACATTAATGAACAAGGGACTAAAAAAGACCCGTCTTCGTAAGTTTCTATTACTGTTGTTGATAATACTTTTGCAAAACTGCTAGATTTTACATTGTCATCTGTTTGTACTTTAGCTGTACCATCACCATTAGATTGTAATAAATCTCCTTTAGCGATTGTTTCACCTTGTTTAATTCTAACGACAAATGAACCAACTGAAGCAACGTAAAAATCATTATAACCTTCACCATCTTCATCATAAGCCATAAATACACCATACACATTTTTAGCATCTACTGTATCTGATACTTTTGATTTAACGTGTTTAATATCTGTTTCTTTTACGATTGTTGCTTGAACATTTGTTCCTTCGTGATTGTAAGTAATGACATCACTATCTGATTGACCATCTTGTAATACATAAGGTATTTTTTGTGTTGATGTGTTTCCTTCTTCATCAGTAGTTTCAAACTCTAAATTATACCAATCACACATTTCATCTAAAGATTCTAAAACTGTTCCTTTTAAAATGTTAGGTGTTGAGTTATCTATAAATCTTGACCAGTGAGTTCCTGTAAATCCGTTATAAGCTACTGTTGAACCTGATACAGTTATTGTTCCTTCTAGTGTATTTTGTGCTTCAAATTCAACTAATCCACCATCATTAGTAGTTCTATTTATTAAAACTGGTGTATCTGAATCTCTGGTAAATATAGCTATATCTGTCTGTCTAAATTCAATTCCTGGTACAGCAGCATTTATTGAGGTTTTCCCAACCAACACATTACCACTAGAGTCTATACGCATACGTTCTGTATTATTAGTAAGAAATGCTAATGGTATATTAGACTCTGTTGCTAGAACAGTTAATGCATTAGTTCCATAGAAGTAAGTTTTTACACTTTTGTCTGAATTGGATAAATAAATCCCGCCTTGTCTAATGGTACTACCACCAGTAATTTCTAACGTAGTAATATTAGCACCTATACTAGCTGGAGAAGTTGTACCAATCCCAACATTCTCACTACTATCAATAGTAATCGCTGTGCTTGTAGCATTGTCATCTATACCTGTAGATTGAAAGCCTGTGACAATACCTGAGTTTGCAAGGGTTGCACCTGAAGGAATTGTAATCGTATCACCAGATGCACCAATGGTAATTGTATTAGCTGCTTCGCTAATAATATTATTACCGTCTTGGTCCTGAATTGTATCTACTTTAATAATACTTGCCATTAATCATTTCCTCCGTTATCTATTACCACACCACCTTCTGCTATCCACTCTTGTATTGCTTGGTAATCTGTGTTTGTTTCAGATAGTGGTACAAAAGTAACTGTTCCATTATCTAAAGTCATTTTGTAACCATTAAATTCATTTGTAAAATAACTATATGTTTTTTCTACATTATTAATCATAATTATAACTCCGCACTTATTATTCCGTAGTAACCTATGTTCCAAGCACCAATTCCACCATCTCCTTGTGTTGCAGAACTTGTGGTTATAACATAACCAATATTTGTTGCTGAACTACTATCTTTACCAACGGCTGTAGATGTTCTTGCAGTATTGCTTGAATAAGTTGTAAAGGCTTGAGCAGGATTAGATCCTACTACAGTTAAACTTGGTGTTGTTCTCATTACTACTGGAAAATCCAAACCAGTAAACATTTGAGTAGCAGTATAATATGTGCCTATATTACTATATCTACTTATTTCACCATAAGTCGGTGTATCTCCTACAACATAACAATACCTTAAACATCTTCGTAAATTCACATCATAAGGCAAGAACTCAAAATCAGATGC